AGAATATATACTCTGTACTTCCATCATATTCACTATACGAAGAATATACTTTAAATCCACGCAAGTCATTCCACGAAATAGATTCCTGAAGCTGCGTTCCTGCAATTCCTTTTGAGGCGGATGGTTGATAAGAACTGTTGTATCCAAATATTCTATATTGGCTTTTTTCACGTATTACACAGCTTGAAAAAGTAGAACTTGTCCGTACTAAATCAAGTACCTCAGTCTGAATTGGCTTTGAAATAACGGCTAACCCAAAGTCTCCTGTTCTATCTGTTGCAGAAAACAGACGAAGGCCGTCTGGCCCTAAAAACATTATGTCGCCGCCGATCTCTTGGATCGTGTCTGCCTCTACACAACCAAGATCACGGGAAACAGGCTGAAGAACAAAATCTCCTACGCTAGACCCTACAAGACGATTAATCCGATTCTCACTAAAAATAATAAGTTGATCACGAAATACTATTAAACCAGTAACTTCATCACCTACGTTTATTATACCACCGCCAGATGCACTTGTAAAGTCTTCATCTTCGTAGGGTGCAGAAAAAAGCACGTTCGTGCCGTTTGCAACAAAAATATGATTTTTAAAATTGGCTAGAAAGTCTGACCCTGTAAAATCCGACGAAAGGCTAGTTAACTGTTTAAATGTTGTACCGTCGAACGTGAATGGTTTATTTACACCATCTACTGCCATAAACTTTTCGGTACCACTAAAGTTGTATTTTAAAAATCGTACTTTGCCGGACCCTGCATTTAAGTTTACTCCCGCACTGCTGAAAGTAGCATTATCTGTAACCTCTGTCCAACCGCTACCGGATGAACGAAATATACCGTCATGTTGCGCGGCATATACCCTATCGCCGTAATATATCAAACCTCTAATTGGACCGGTGTTTCCAATATTGTTAGAGTCGTACTTACTGTAACCTTCGATTCGACGATATCCACCCGACTGTGCAGGTTCAAAATTACGTAGGATACGAGCAGAACCCGGAGCACCTAGACCATGCTGCAAAGGAGACAGGTTTGTAATTAAGCCGCCTTTGAGTTCAAAAGCGTTGGTAGTCCAACGATCTGGCATCTAAACCGCCCTTGCGTAGATGTTTTCATTCACGTTCTGAGTCCGCATACGTTTCATGCCGTCTTCAAACTTTTGAAATGACGTACGTGCAGATTCGATATTGTCACGGAACATATAAGCATAGTACATACCACCGTCTACGATAACGTGGCGGTATCTGTACGGAATTGTTGGTACGTCTGTGTCGTTTACCAAGTCTGCAGGATACATGTAATATTCATACTTGATAGAGTATGCAGCATTAGGGATGGGTGCAAAGATTATGTCGTTGTCTTGCGACCGTACAACGTATTCAGGCGCAGATCCCTGACTTGCTGTTTTGTACTCATCATCAATAAACCGACTCACATACTCGTCGTAAGAAAGCTGAGTTAACCGACGTGCACTTTCTACAAGCGGAGTAGTGCTTCTTTGTAAACGCACGGTATCAAAATCGATGTACTTAGCGTTCGCTGGTAGCGGATAACGTAGCTGTCCTGCAGTCATAATTATGGTATCGAAGTTATGATTAAAAGGCCATTGAAAATGTGACTGGTTTATGTCACGTACAGCAGCATTTACAGAATCTTTTATCTGCGAATAAACCCCTGTAGCCGTAGGAAACTGTGCTGATGTTAATTCTGTTTCGTTTAACCGACGACATATATCATTTGTCAATCCCAAGAAATCGTATGCCATCTAGTTTTTCTCCACTACACGAAGTCTAACTTCTTGTTCAATTATGGTTGCATCACTTGCTGTCATGCGGCAAATTATATTGTAGACTGAAAAGTCAGTTCCTAGACCTAAGTACAAAGTAGCTACTGTGTTTGTGTTTGTGCTGCTAACGTACTGTAGTCCATCTACAATGGTACCCTGAGTCCACGTGGCAAAAGCACCGTTTGTAAAAATCTTCCAAACGACGCTGCTAATTGTATTGCTACCCAACTGTGCTTGCCAATCAACGGAGTAGTCAACCTGATCATCGGGATCTTTATCTTGCCATTTTAAAGCCATTCTATGCTGCCCTTCTTGATGACTGTATCTCTACAAGGCGTATTGTTCTTGGTCTGCTAAAGTTATTAGGATCAAAAGTGGTAGTTACACCTGCTGCGGTTAAAGTTCCTAGAGCACTCGTACCATCTACAGCGGTAATTTTTTCAACTACAAGAACCCTTACACTGCCGATTGCTCCTGTTGCACTTACGCTACCCAAAGCTTCAGCAGGGTTTTCACTAACTGTATTTACCAAGCCGGTTGCAGATACACCAGTCAAGGTAAAGTTAGATGTTGCAGTGACGGTCAAGGTTCCAATAGAACCAGTTGCGCTTACGCTTGCTAAACTTTCGGATGGGTTTTCACGAAGAGTGTTTACAGAGCCTGTAGCAGATACCCCCGATATGGGATGCAAGATATTAGGACTTACAGACCCTATTGATCCTGTTATACCGACGATAGTAACAGGAACTTTGTTGATACTTCTAATATCAAGACCGGCATCGTTTAATGTAAAGGTGCCTACCAGTCCATTTAAACGTTCTGTTACATTGACAGTAACGCCGTTTGCCAAACCTGTTGCAGCAGCCGAAAGAATATTCCCGCTAGTACCTACACCTACCGGTCCAATACTACCGCTAGCAGATACTCCTGCTAGGGGTTGCGAAACATCAACAACCAACGACCCTACGGACCCTGAAGCACTGACACTTTCAAGAGGCTCAGAGATATCTACTTCAAAACCGTTTATAGCTACAGGCTGAATAGAACCCGTTGCTGATACTCCGGCTAGGGCTACATCGGCAGTTGCTATTCCGTATGCTGCTTTTCCATATTGACCGGTGCCATAGATAGCATTGTATGTAGAAACTGCAGGAACAGATATGGTGTTACCCATATAATTTCCGTGTACAGTACAATAGTATCGTAATTGACTGGGAGTTAAAGCATTAACTACTATGCTAACTTTTGCTCCCGCCGATCCTGCAGTTCCAGTAGTTGTCACTCCTGTTGTGTAAGAATTACCAAGACTGTCCTTAAACGCAAGCGGGTGGTTTGAGTTGCTGCTATTTGATAGATCAAATTCGTATGTATTACCTCTAGTAAAAGTAAGCGCAGGTTTAGCTGAACCATCTAGATAATAGATGTTCGCCGTTCCATCATTCGCAACCGTTACTGTGTAGGTAATTGTAGCCATAGTTAGGCGATACGAATTACAGCGTTAGAAGCATCGGCAGCAGGGAATTGGATTGTTAAATCACCAGCGGTAGCTGAAACAGTACCACCAAAGTCAATAACAGCAATTGCAGAGTTAGAGTTTGCTGTATTGTAGATGATACAACCGTCAGCAGATGTCGTAACGTTTGTAAATACTTCGTCAGCAAAATCGACGATAGCAGTAGTACCGTCAACTGATATAGCTGCTGAATCAAGAGCCTGACCACCAGCCGTGTAGTTGGTGCCGGTTGCTTCGTCTGAGTTACCAGTTACGTCAGAGTAGTTGGTTGTTGCCGCATTGTAAGTTCCTGATGGGGAAGCTTTGATGAGAGCAAGTTTAAGTGAGTCTGTGTCTAAGTCGTGTAAACCGCCCAAAAGTTCGGACTTGAACGATGTACACATTGCAGTTGTGATTGCCATTGGGTATTCTCCTTTAAGGCAGTTATAAACCTAGCGGTTCGGGTCGTAGTACTCGTCTACGGAAATTGTGACTATAATAGTATTTGCTGTTGCAGCAGTCACATAAAGTATATCTCCAGCGTGAAGATAAAATGGTACGTTGTCGTTAAATATGGCTTCAAAAGTTCCGCCAGTGATAGCATGACCTTCTAAGATACTTTTAGTAGACGCTGCGTCTAGATGATACCATTTTAAATCTATGTCTCTATTGGCTGAATCCGTGTTTGCAATGAGTAAAGCGCGGACAATTGCCGAATGATTATTAGGAACTGTGTATACAGTCGTCTGACTTGTTGTTGTCAAATCTATAGAATTACTAAAGAATTTAGAAGCACTGCTTGTGATAGGCATTACTTTTTATCCCAATTAAACACGTCGCGGTGCTTCTTCCAAAACCAATTGCCTATACGAGTAAAAGGCTTGCCAGTATTTAGCAAACCTAGCGCAAGGTATCTAATAAAAATTGATGTCGTCTTCGATCTCAAAGACTGCGTTGAGTTTTTGATTTGCGTCAACCCATTCTGCCAAAGCAGCATCAAGCCGTCCAAGATCGGTTGTACAATGTTTAAAAGTGTATTCCGCATTCTTTTTTTGTGCCTCGTATTTGTGTCTAAGGGCGTCTATAGCAAGAGTTCGCATGTATTCTCCTCTGAATGTATTATAGAGAAAAACCAGCGTATTGTCAAATGTTTTGTATGATTAGCCACAATATAGGTAACGTTAGACCTACAAAGAGAACGATAAGCCCAATAATAAACAGATTGTAGATCAACTCGTCGCGTTTCTGGGCTGCTAATTGTTCCGCCTCTTTTTGTTTCCTTCGCAGATCCGCCTGTATTCGAATGATGTCCTGCCACGCATTTACACCGTATTGTCCTACGATAAAATTGCGGAGATCGTTTTCCATCTGTTCAGCCTTCTTCTTGGCTGCAAACGTCTCTAGGGCTTCCTCTTCGACAGACCCAAACCGACGACCCTTTGCTTTACTGTGGCTGGTCTTAACAGAGTTGATGGCGTTCATCCAGCGACCTAAGTCACCTGCCATCGACTCAACCTCTTTGCCTACCTGAAAGCCCTTTTTGATTGCACTGTAGGCTGTAGTAGCAATTCCAATAGCAGTAATCGGGTCCATTGTTTCCTCATTTGGCTATTGGTTTGCATACGGCGGTTATGGTGAGTCTTCTTCCGTCTCCTACAGGAACAGACCGTTGGTTAGACAACCGTTCCGCAAAGTATAAACACCTGTCAACATCTTTGAAACGCTGGGTCTGATCAAGTACGTTTGCTCCTAAGTATACAACTAAAAGAAACTCAATCATAAAGGTTACATAAAGTCCGGTTTAAAATCGTTCCCGTATCGTAGGCTATCTGACTTATACTTAAATCTTGCATTGTGGTAATCGCATGTTATAAAAAACACTTGTGTTAATCGCGCATCCTTTAGTGTATTTCCAAAGTAACGAGTTGCACAGTGCGGGTAAATAGACGGGTATACAACTAATCTATTATAGATGTTTGCTACTACATCTGTTTTTACATAGTTAGAAAAAAACGCGTCTTTTATCTTCTGTTGTTCTTCTGTTATGGGGTTTCCTGTAGCAACCGAAGCGCAAACATCAGTGTAAGCAGCACTCAGATCTTCTGGTATATTAGCTACTTGCTTATAGAACTCTGTACCAGAATCGACAGGAGCATCAGGCGTTAAATACAGAACTGCAGCTACCTCATCGGGGTCACGATGCACTTTTCCAAAACCAAAGTCGTCAGTAACATATTGAAATTCAGATGAGATCTTAACCGCCATATCAGAGGATCTTTCAATGTTATATGCGACACTTAACACTTTTCGATGTATAGGATCGGCGTACTCTGGATTTAGTTTTGATACTTGTTCAGTTCTTCCTCCCGGCCAGTAACCACCCGATGCGTCATTTTTTTTGTATGTTTGAGATAGTGCCATTCTTCTTACTTCATCTGGATTTTGTAAGAAGTTATCAATAACTATTATAGATTCCATGCTAATCGCGGTAACCGCCTCCTACTTTTTATATGGGACAGCCAACATCTGCGCTTTACATACAGACCACTGACCGGGTTTACCACCTTTATTACCAGCTTTTATTCTGTTAAACAAGGATTTTCTCAGGCTTGGCTCTTCTCTGCATAGGATTTCATTTTTTTATGGATCTGTTTAACGAACGGAGTATTCCCTGTGTACTCGCCTTTTTCACCTTCTTTAAAAAGGATAGAAGGATTTTGAAGGGTAAAGGGTTGTATGTTGCGTTCGCGCTCTTTTCTTTTTTCTTCGGATTCTTGAGCACTACGAGGGGGGATGTATCTTTTCATCAGTCAAAAAATCCTTTCACGAT